TAGATAAATATCAGCAATAGTATTGCCTAAACATAATATAATCATAATTTTTTGTAATTCACCACCAGAAAGTTGATTTAATCTAGTATTTTTTATTTGTTCAATATCTAATGGTTTAATTACATTATTAACAAAATTATAATCAATATATGAGGATGATATATATTTGTAAAAAAGTTCTTCAACAGTGGGATATGTTTTATTTTCTGTCTGATATTTACTTATATCCATATGTTGATCCTTGATAGATACTGATACTCCGAGTGATGATGCCAAATATTTAATAAAAGTAGTTTTACCAGAACCATTTTCACCTAATACCAAATTAATAGCTGAATTAATTTTAAAATTAATATTAGGAACAAGTAATTTAAAATTATCAAATTCAATTATTGTTTGGTCAATATTTGTTTTGATATTTGATGTATTAATTGATACTTGATCGGAAATTACATCAACTAGTTTAAAATCATATTCTTCTGTTCTAAAACGGATATTTTGTATCGAAATATATCCTTTGAGATACATATTTATTCCTTCTAAAACAGTCAATGGTTTAGACACGATACCATATGCACCAGGAACACCATATAATATATATAATTCATCTGCAATAAAATCAAGCATTGATAAATCATGTTCAATTATTAATACATATTTATTGGAATTGGATAAATTTTGTATGAGAGAACCAATTTGTAATCTCTGTTTAACATCTAAATAATTTGATGGTTCATCAAAAATATATACATCTGCATCTATTTGAGAAGTAATCCAACACAATAATTTTTGTAGTTCACCACCAGATAAACTTTTAATTTGATTGTTGATAATTAGATCTATACCTAAAATTCTAAAAAACTCCGATGTTTTTATTTTTTCAAAATCTAGTCCAATTGACTCAATATATGTTTGAATATTCATTTCTAAATGACTCTGATCAAAATGTGATTTTAATTTTTGAAACTTAATACTAAATTTTAGTTTTGATTCATATAAATTTTTTAAATATGTTTGCAAAACAGATCCACGATATTTAGCAATAATAGTTTTTGTATCAGGTGGTGTTACAAAATTTTCAAAATTTGGTCTAATTAAGTCAGACAATATATCGACCAAAGTAGTTTTACCTATACCATTTGATCCAATTATTCCAATAATTGAATTAGTTTTCATTATTGGTAATCTATATAATTTAAAACCATTTGATCCATAACGATGTACGATATCATCTTTATTTTCATATGGTAGATTAATAATTGTAATTGCATTAAATGGACATTTTTTTGTGCAAATATTACAGCCTATACATAAATTCTCTGCAATTTTTGCAATATGTTTCTTATCAACAATTGATGAGAAATTCATATTCTGTTTTTGAATATTTTTACCAATATCTTCTATTTCAATTACTCTTGCACCTCCTGACTGAGGCGGACAATATCGAATACACTCTTTATTGCATTTAGATGGTTTACATTTTTCAGGATCAATAATTGCTATTCTATTTGTCTTGTTATTTTGTTTAGTAGACATTTTAAAATAATAATATCATATGAAAAAGTAATCTATAAGATAATTAATACAATTTTTTATTATAATCTAATTTTACTAAATAAACATCAATTCAATATCAAATTAAAATTTCAAATCAAAAATTAAAATAAAATTATTTGTCATTATTTGCATTGTTTCTCTTAAAACATAATGATTCAATAGGTTGGCAATATCTGAGTTGATTGTTTTTTTATCACATCCAATATATACTATTTTTTTGAAAATCTTGATATATTTTGCCATATGTTTTAAGCCAGTTTTACTAATATTAACAAATAATAACCAATCATCATATGTAGAATTTGACCAATATTTTTCATCTAATTCAGGATATTTCACTAATTCAGTATAATGTTGTTCAAATCCATTTAATAAAAAATCCTGATAAATATTCACATTATCCGTAATTAAATAATATTTTTTAATTAGATCAATATTTTGTTTACAAATTAATCCACACTCACCTCCCAAACCAAAAAAATTCATACTATGATTATTTTGTAATTCAGTTCTAACCATATTATTAACTAAATTAGATATATCAAAATATGGTTGCCTGAAAGAATTTATACTCATCTTATAATTAGAAATATCAAAAGTATTATTTTTATATATATAGATTATGTCTGAATCATATGTATTATTTTTATATGCTAATATTTGTAAATCAGGTATATTAGGTATGAAAACAATCAATTTAACATATGATATTAATATTAGATCATCAATACTAATCTTATTGTCAAAATTAATCACAATTCCTAATTGATTGTTTTCATACCAAATAGTTATGCTGTTAAATATTTTGTATTGTTTCGATTCGATAAATTTGACAATATTGATATTTATCATATTATAAATATTAATAATGGTTGGATCAACAGATTTTGTTAAATATTCATCAGAAGAATTATCAAATTTTAAACTAGTTGTTATCTTATTTCGTAGCATGTTAGATAACTACAAATTTAACTAATATTTTGATGATTTTTTTGATATCATCAAAATATGATAATATCAATTTTTTGTCATTAAAAATTGATATTATCATATTTTGATGATATCAAAAAAATCAGTAAAATCATCATCTAATATTTTGACGAATATAGAATACATATCATTAGGTTCTACGTGTACCATTGCATATCAATTACAACAATTAAATTTAAGAAATAGAGCATATCCTTTTGACTGGATTAGAACAAAATCTCTAAAAGAAGTAATAAAATGTTTAAAAAATTCATTTGATGGTTTTACAGATTTTGAATATTTAGATACAAAATTAAATTTCACATATCAAGAGTCAGATGATTTTAAATTAGATGCTGTTACTGGAATAATTTCAGTAAAAAATAGTTTTAATATGAGTTTTTTACATGATTTTTTAATAAATTCCAACTCCGATAATAAAATAGAGGTAATTGCTAAATATAATAAAAGGATTGAACGTTTTTATCAAACAATCAATAATGATAGAAAAATAGATATAGTATTTGTTAGATATGATATGATTTATGATGAACATAATACATCAGAATTAATTAAAATATTAGATGAAGTTTGCAAAGTAAAATATAAATTACTTCTGATAATTAATTCATCCAAAGAGAAGATAAAATTATCAGAAGATAAAATAGAATTAAATAAAATAATCATAAAATTTATAAATTATCATACTGATGATTGGAAATTAGATGATCTTAAATGGATAGAGTTATTAGATGTTGGGTAAAATAAAAGATATAACAAATTAGGTGTAAAAGTTTAATATCATATGTTAGATTTTACTTATTTGGAATTTGATTAATTTGTCCAAGATATGTTGCTATATATTTGTCCTCTTCTTTTAATTTTTCAGTTAAAACTTTAAAATTTTTATTAATATCATCTAATAAAAATTTGATATCTGTCAATTCTTTATTAAATTCTGCTAATGAAACATTAAATTTTATTAATAAAAAATTAAATTCTTCATTTGATAAGTAATTATTTGTCATTATTTGTTATCTATACTAATTATTAATATTTAAATTTTGCTACTGGTTTATATTTGCAACTGATTTATATTTGCGACTGATTTATTTTTGTGTATTTTACTAATTAACAATATGGGATTTTAAACACAAGTTTTCTTCTTTTAATTTTTCATTAAGAGAAGATAATCTTTTATTTTCATCTTTTAAAACAATTATCATATCATTTAAATTATTTAAATCTCTAATCATCTTTTTTGAATTATTAAATTTAATAAAATCATTTACTTTATCAAATTCATTATTAAATGATATATCATTTAATGATTTTATTAGTTTAATTTTATTTAAAGATTGATTTGGATTCTTCTCCATAAAATGTTTTAAATTATTTGTCATTTATATTAATTTATACTAATTACTAATAATTTAATTTTGTAACTGGTATACAAATGCAACTAGTTTACATTTGCACCAGGTGAGTTCTTATTATAAATATATTATTGTGTATTTTATTCAAATTATTAAAATAAATTAAAGATCAATTAAAGATTAATTAAATTTCTATATGATTAATATCTTTTCTCATGTCCTTAAGTATATAAGTAAATTTATTTCTTTTTGGATGATCGCGAATATAATTAATAAAAATATTTAATATTTTATTTTTATAATGTCTACATTTGATTCTAGTTTGTTTATCGATTTTTTTCTTAATTTCTAAATCATTTTCTTTGATCATACTATCAAATTGTTTAAGACTCTTGATTAATTTATTAACATAATCTTTGGCTTCAAGCAAAGTCATTTTATTTGGTTTTTGTTTATTTGGTTTGTCAGATAAAGATTCAGGTTCAAATTCAGATTCAGATTCAGGTTCAAATTCAGATTCAGATTCAGATTCAGATTTATGTTCGGATTCATGTTCGGATTCAGATTTATGTTCGGATTCATGTTCGGATTCAGATTTATGTTCGGATTCATGTTCGGATTCATGTTCGGATTCATGTTCGGATTCATAATTACTATTAACATGATTTATATAAGGTTCAAAATCTTGATTTTCATTATCTGAATCATCTAAATTCAAAAGTTTTTTATTTTTTCTAATTAATCTGCGATTTTCTAAATAACATTTACTGATATCAATTTTTAATTGAAAAATAGTATCATTTAATTCATTAATTTTTTGTTTATTATTTGGAAAATCCAAATATAAAACACCAAAAACAATAAAAAATACGGATGAAATTATTGAATCAAAATGTATATATTTTTCAAAATATTTTTCAACATATTGTTCATATTTTCCATCAGATAAAAATGACATAATGTGAATCGGTATAATATTATTTAAGTTATTTAAAAATCCAGCTTTTAAAGCATAATAAGATACAAGGGATGTAAAAATTACGAGAAATATTGGTGATTTATAGATAGATTTTATCTGAAGTTTCCAAATTATTGAAGTAAAAAAGTTCAATATTGTATAAATAATGCATAAGCTCGAATATATAAACATTTTATTAATAATATGAGATATTATATCAGATAATATACAATATATCATAATTTCATTTTTTTTGTATTAATTAGTCAATAAATAGACCCAAATCAACAAAATCAACAAAATCAACAAAATCAACAAAATCAACAAAATCAACAAAATCAACAAAATCAACAAAATCAACAAAATCAACAAAATCAACAAAATCAACAAAATCAACAAAATCAACAAAATACTAAATCAACAAATACAAAATTAACAAAATAAATACAAATACACATTTAATAAATATATTTCTAAAGAATATATAGTTATAATTAATATTGTCATAATCTAATTTTATATTTGAATTTTTGATATTTAGTTGTTTAATTATATTTGTTTTTACGATAATATTATTTTTTAAATTTGTTATTAATTCAGTATTTAATTTGATTTTTTTTTCTAATTCTAATTTTTCTAATTCTAATTTTTCTTCAGAATATTTAATTTTATATTCAATATATTTATTATTATTTTCTTCAAGTAATAATTGTTGTTTTCTGCTCAGAATATGTAGTTTTTCATTTTCATTTTGTAAAACAATATTTTGCTCTTTTAAATTATTAAAATCGATTAATTCCAAATTATATGTTTCTGTGTTTTTTGTTAACATTTCTTGTAATTTTTTATATTTGATATGTAGTATATTGAAGTTTTTTGCCTTAAGTTTATAATCATTTATTTTTTCAAAATATTGTTTTATCTTTGTTTCTAAATAAATCTTATTATCAGAATTTGTATCTACATAAAATTTATTATTTATACTATCATATCCAACATCTAATTTGTCAAAAATTCCATCAAACGATATTCCCATTTTTAAATGCAATTGTTCGGATTTATTCAAATAATGATTTAATATAATTAATTTATAAATGGTAATTTCATCAGGATTTAGAAAGTGATTTGCAATAATATTAGTGTCAAAATGATATGTATATATTTGATTAGAATTATCAGTATTTGTTTTGTCGGTATTTGTTTTGTCAGTATTTGTTGTATAAAATGAAATAATAGGATATTCATTTTGCTTAAAAACCATATATTCGATCTCTTTATTATTTAAATTAATACTTTTTACATAATTTGTTTTCACATAATTTGTTTTCACATTTAATATCGGAATATATATATCATCATTATATACTTTTCCATAATCATCAGATATTTCAAGATGATTAGTATTTATTGTGTTATCAGATATTTCTAGATAATTAGTATTTATTGTATTATCAGATATTTCTAGATAATTAGTATTTATTGTATTATCAGTATTAGTTGTATTAGCTATTGTTTGTTCGCTAAAATTCATCCTTAGATTATTTTAATAAGATAATAAATTATTAAAATAATTTTAACACATAATATTTGATTGTGGTTTGGTTATAAATTGTAACTAGTATACAATTTATATTCTGTCTTTTAGCACATTAAACAGGATCTTGGTTTAAAAAAATCATCAATTTGTATAATTTGTATATTATTATCAGTAGGAATATTAATAGGATTTGAATTATTTAAACCATTAATTGTAATCGAAATATTAGATTTGTCATTAATATCTTCTTCCAACAAAAACAATTGTGGTCTATAATAATAACTATCAAAATATGTTTCCCATTCCTTATTTACATCAGATAGCTTATAAAATTTCATAAATTTTTCAGCAGACTGTTCTTTTATTTCTTTGAAAATTGTATCAATTGATGATTTATCTGTTATGATTTTTGTTAATTCATTATTAGCGGTAACTACTGTTTCTTTATTCAAAATTTTATTAATAGCTATTTTAAAATTGGCCTGAATATCAGCACTTGGTAAATCATCTATGTTAAACTTATATATATCATCATTAATAGCTTTTTGTGTATTCCATTTTTCATATATTAAATTATTATCTATTAATGTTTTTGCATCTTGTTCTTTTACTAGTTTTTCATTAGCTGATTTTTTTGCATATTGTGCTTCTTTTAGTTTTTTTTCAGCTGATGTTTTTGCACCTTTAGCAGCTTCAAATTCTTTACTAGCAGTGTCTTTATCAGATTTACTAGATTTAGGATTCTTAGTAACAGAATTAAATTTACTCTGTGCTTCTGCTAAATTTTTTTCATAATTTAAATCAACATCTTTTTTATTTTTTATTGCTTTAAATAAATCATCATCTGCTGTTTGTTTTTTTTCTATTGCTTTATTTAAATTATAATCTGCTTTTTCTTTTATTGCTTTAAATATATTATCATCTGCTTTTATTTTTGTTATTGTTCTTTCTTTTATGTAAGTATCTATATTATTTATGTGAGTATTTATTACATTTATTTCATTTTTTTTAGGTTCTATTTCTTCTTCTATTACTTTTATTTGAGCATCTATTTCTTTTATTTGATCTTCTATTTCTTTTTTTTGATCTTCTATTTTTATAGCTTTTATTTCTATTTTTTTAGCATCTATTACTTTTTTTTTTGTTTCTTTTT